ATGTTGGATATGTGCGATAGTATTATTATAGCATTGGCGGGGGATAAGATTGTACGAGAAGAAGGAAATACTTGAAAAAGCCTTTGGAAAACACTGGAATAGCGGCGGTGAGATGCTTTTCCACTGCCCTAAGTGCGACCACGATAAGAAAAAGATGTCTGTAAATATTGATAAAAATGCTTTTAAGTGTTGGGTTTGCGGATATTCAGGAAACAAAATATCATATCTTATCAGCAAACACGCCCCAGAGTATTATGGCGAGTGGTCTAACATCGCAGAAGAAGTAGACTTATCAAAGTATGAGTTTATATTTGATGAACCAGAAGAGCTACCAGACCAAGTAATCAATCTACCACAAGAGTTTAAAACACTTACAGGTCCAAAGACTGGGGACAAAACAAAAGCATTAGAATACTTATACTCACGAGATATTACAGACTTGGATATTCTTCGTTGGAAAATAGGGTTTTGTGATTTTGGTGAGTATGAAGGCAGGGTCATTATTCCTTCCTTTAACACAAAAGGTCAGCTTAACTATTTTGTTGCCCGGTCATATACAGATGACTGGATGAAGTATAAAAACCCAAAAGCCAGCAAAGATTTGGTATTCAATGATTTAAATATTGATTGGGATAATGATATTATTATTGTAGAAGGAGCTTTTGATGCGATACGACACAAAAACTGCATTCCCATTCTTGGGTCTAGCTTGCGAGAGAACCATAAACTCTTCCAGAAAATATGCCGCAGCAAACATCAGATTTTCCTTGCTCTTGACGAGGATGCGAAAAACAAAGAGTTTTATATAGCAAAGAAGTTTCGCGAATATGGTGTTGCTTGTAAAAGTATTCCAGTAAGCCCATATTCTGACCTTGCTGAGATGCCGAGAGCAGAGTTTTTGGACAGAAAACAAAATGCTGACTTTATAACCGATTTAGACTATTTAGAATATAAACTTGATTTTTGAGGAGCCTATAATGCAAATCACTAAAAGAAGATTAAAAGAAATTATTAAAGAAGAAATGGAACACCTTGCCGAAACTGGCGACATCAATGCTATCACAGAATCAGAAAAGATGGCTTTCCAAATCATCCTAGAAAAACTTTCCCCCCAACAACTAGAAGAATTGGGTCTCAAAAGAATTTAGTTGACACCTCCTAAAACTCCTGCTATACTAATCTTACAATAAAAAAGTATCGGAGGCTAAATGCGCTTTGCACATATTGCGGATACACATATCCGTAACCTAAAATATCATTTTGAATATAGAGAAGTATTCAATCAATTATACAAATCACTAAAAGAAGAAAAAGTAGATTACATTATCCACTGCGGAGATATAGCACACACCAAAACACAAATCTCGCCAGAGTTTGTTGATATGTGTCGCGAGTTCTTTGAGAGTTTATCTGCTATTGCTCCAACTTATATTATCTTGGGAAACCACGATGGTAATCTTAGGAACGGCAGCAGACAGGATGCTATTAGTCCAATCGTAAAGGCTATTAACAAACCCAATCTTGTTCTTCTTCGCAACGCCGGAGAAGCAAAATTAAATGATAACTTTTGCTTAAATGTTTTATCTGTTTTTGATGAAGAAAATTGGGTTAAACCATCCAATCCAGATATAGTTAATATTGCCCTCTATCACGGAGCAATTGATAAGTCTAAAACAGATAGTAACTGGACTCTTGGTGGCGACCATGAAATTGGGATTTTTGATAATTTTGATTTTGCTTTTCTTGGTGATATTCATAAAACCCAAAAACTAGATAAGGAGGGTCGTATCTGGTATGCCGGGTCTACTGTTCAGCAAAACTTTGGAGAATCTTTGGATAAAGGTTATCTACTTTGGGATATTGAAGATAGAGATACTTTTACCACCAGACTTGTTACTTTTAACAATCCAAAACCTTTTGTTACACTTGAACTGACTAAGTCAGGAAACTTGCCTAGAAAGAAGCCACCCGAAGGAGCAAGGCTTCGTATTGTCTCGGACGAAAATGTTACACTTGATAAGGTTAGAAAAGCAGTAGATATTGTAAAATATAAATACAAACCAGAATCGGTGACTTATCTCAATAGAGCTGCCGGTAAGCAGATTACAGTTCAAGCACCAAAGGGCTTAAAAAAGCAAGACTTGCGAGACTTGAAAACACAAGAGTCTCTAATGCAGGAATATCTAAAAGAATATGATGTTACTGATGAAGTAATGGCGAAGGTCTATGAGTTAAATAAAAAATACAATGTCCAAATAGAAGAGGACGAAGATGTATTGCGAAATGTACATTGGTCATTACAAAGCTTAGAGTGGGACAACCTATTCAACTATGGTGAAGGAAATACCATTGATTTCACTAAGTTAGAAGGCATTGTTGGTATTTTCGGAAAGAACTACTCAGGTAAGTCTTCTATTGTAGATACTCTACTATATTCCCTATACAACTCTACAAGTAAGTCTATTAGAAAGAACCTAAACATTATCAATCAAAACCGCGATGATTGTAGAGCTGTCGCGACAATAAAGATTGATGATAGTGAATATGTTGTAGAAAGAACCTCTGAGAAGTATACAAAGCGTCTCAAGGGCGTAGAAACATTAGAGGCAAGCACTGACCTTGAGTTTTATAGAAAAGACCTCACAGGCAACATAGAGGGTCTTAATGGAACTTCAAGACAAGACACAGATAAGAATGTTAGAAAGTATTTTGGTTCCTTGAATGATTTTCTTATGACCTCTATGGCTAGTCAGCTTGATTCGCTATCCTTTATCAATGAGGGTTCAACAAAGCGAAAAGAGTTTTTAGCAAAGTTTCTTGACCTTGAAATCTTTGATAAGAAGTTTAAGATGGCGAAAGAAGACTCTGCTATGACGAAAGCAGCCCTAAAAAGGTTAGAGGGCACAGACTTTGAAACTCAGATTGAAGAAGTTAAAAGAGAAATAGCTAAAAGCGAACTGGGTATTGAAACAAATAAAGCATCTTGTTCTGATATTAGAGGCTGCATTGAAGAAGTCAATAACTCTCTTTCCGAGATTTCAAATAAGATTGAATCAGTCCCGGCAGATATTATTGACCCAGTTATGACTTCAAGAGCTATAAAAGCAAAAGAAGATACTATTCTCAGCATAACTTCAAAAAAGACAAAAGCTATTGAAGAACTTCGTCTTAGTGAAGAGAAGTATGAAAAGATTGCTGCTTTTGTAGAAAAGTTTGATGTTGCTTCTTATAACAAAAAGAAAGAAATAATCGTAGAGAACAAAAACAAAATTCAAGAAATGATTCATAGCATCAAGCTTGAAGATGAGGAAAGACAAAGAAACTTAAAAAAGCAGAGCTTATTACAAGAAGTTCCTTGTGGAAACCAGTTTGCGTCTTGTAAGTTTATAAAGGATGCTCACGCTGCCGGAGAGCTTATTCAAATATCTGAATCTAAGATTGCTGATTTAGCAAAGGGAGCAAATGCTGCAGGAGCAGAATTAAGAAAGCAAGACCCAGATACCACTGAAAGTCATCTTGAAAAGTATCATATTCTTTTAGAGAAAAGAAATGTACTAGCAACAAGCATTGCTGATAACAAGCTTCTTATTGAGAGAGCGGAGAGCACCCTGTTTAAAGAGCAGGTTAACTTACAAGAGCTTCAAAATAAAAGCTTTGAGTACGAAAAGAACAAAGATGCAATTGAAAACTTGAAAGACCTTATTGCTTTAAGGGACGAGAAGAAGCAAGAGATTAGAAAACTAGAATCAAGCCTCCAGGATTGTGAAGATAAGATTATGTCGCTTCATAAAAAGCACGGCTCATTAGAGCAAAAGTTACAACATCTTCAAGATGGTTTTCAGGAATATGAAACACTAAAGAGTGACTTTGCAGCATACCATCTTCTTATGACTTGCTGTCATCCAAATGGTGTATCTTATGAGATTATCAAGGAGCGATTGCCTTACATCAATCAGGAAATCGCAAAGATACTAACCAACATTGTTGAGTTTGAGGTCTTTATAACTAATGCTGATGATAAGCTTGATATTCTTATTAAACATCCAAAGCACGATGCTAGACCATTAGAGATGGGTTCCGGAGCAGAAAAAACAATAGCTTCAATGGCTATTCGCTTAGCGTTCCTTACAGTGTCTAGTTTGCCTAAGTCTGACCTATTTATATTAGACGAACCAGGCACAGCCTTAGATGAAGATAATATGGAAGGCTTTGTCCGGATACTAGATATGATAAAGGGATACTTTAAAACAGTTATTCTTATTTCACATCTAGATAGCTTAAAAGATTGTGTTGATATGCAAATCAATATTGAAAGAAAAGAAGGTTTTGCATACGTAAACATTTAGGAGGGACTATGAGCATGGTAGAACAAATAAAAGCAATCGCAGATAAGTACACAGAAAGGTTTATCTCTCGCAAGTTTCTTGCTTGGATTACAGCAACAGGACTTTGTGTATATGGGACAGTTACTAGTAGCGATTGGGTAGCAGTCACATTAGCTTACATTGGGTCACAAGCCCTGGTTGACTTAGCTGTACAATGGAAGCACGGACCAAACGAAAAATGACTTGGCTGGTTATAAAGAAGTCAGTTAAGTCTGCTTGGGTTTGGCTGAAAACCTATTGGCAAGTCCCACTACTGGTTATTTGGAGCATTATTGTTTATATTCTTTCAAAAAGAAACACAGACGCACTTGTTGAAGTTATGGAAGCCAGAAAAGAATCCTATGAAAAACAAATAAACGAGTTAAAAACTCGCCATAACAATGAGATTATGGAAAGAGATAGGCTTATACAGCAATATCACGAAACAGTTTCTGCTATTGAAAAGAAATATGAAGAGCAAGAAAAGAAACTGAAACAAAAAGAAAAAAAGAAAATCAAAGAGATTGTTGAAAAATCCAAAGGAGAACCTGATGTTATCAAAGCTGAAATTGAAAAGAACTTTGGCTTTACTTTTGTTGATTAGTTTTGTTCCATTCAGTATACAAGCACAAGAACAAACCGGTAAATATACTAGACTTTTAAAAGGTCAGCCATCGCCATTTGACTCTTGGTGCTTTGATGATTATGCTCTCGCCGTTATGAAAGCAAAGTTTGAAACAATGCAAGAAGCCTGTGAGCTGGGAATAAAAAAAGCAGTAGAGCAAGAACAGGCAAAATTTACATTAAAGCTAAACAACTTGCAACTAAGATTAGACACTCTAAAAAAAGAAAGTGATAATATAATTCTTATAAAAGATGAGGAAATCAAAAAGCTACAAGAAGCAGCTCTTAAGAGACCAGGCGACTACTCTATGTGGTGGGCAACAGGTGGAGTTGCTGTCGGTGTGCTAACAACTCTTGCGATTATGTTTGCGGTGAAGTAAAATGGATTATAATGAAATAGCAAAATACGAAAAAGCAATAAAGGATAAATACGGCAATGAGGCAATTCAAAATCCTAAGAAAAACTGGGATGAGGAAAAGGAAGCTAAGTACCTGGAAGAACTCAAGTCTTTCTATAAAACAAGTGCTCGTAAAAAGAAAAGAGAAGAAGCAGAAGGCTTTGAGGTAATACATAAAAAAGCAGCAAAAGAAGCAGAAAGAACCTGTCCTGTGTGTAGTGTGTATTCAATGAAATCTAGTGATGATTTATATATGAATAAGTTTCAGTGCTGCTGGGATTGTTACATCCAGTATGTTGAAGGCAGAGAAGAAAGATGGAAAACAGGCTGGAGACCTGAAAGATAACTATTTATATTATAAACTATTTATATAGAGGTTTAAATACATGGCTACTACTTTAGAAATTGTTAATGCAATATCACAAGTTCTTGCGAACACATATGATGGCGCTCTTGATGAAAGCGGCGAACCAGTAAAGATTGGTCTCCGCAGAGAAGAGGGCAATCCACTTGTTGACCATCGTATCATGGACGGCTTCGGCGCCCACATTTCTGGCGATAGACTTCACATTAAATATCATGCTGAAATTCCACTCAAAGAAGTTCATGCTAATGGCTTTGAAGGCGAAATGGAATCAATGGTTGAAAAGGTTAAGTCTTTTATCCAGAAAGAATACAACAAGATTGCTAAGGGTTCTCTTTCCCTTTCTGACCCAAGCGAGGTTGATGTTCTTGTAGAATACATTTCTCGTATTCGTTGCAGCGTAAAGGTTCACAAGTGCTACAAGATCGGATCTGTACAGTCTGAAGACAGAATTAAATCAGACCAAGAAAGACCAACAGACCCTGCCTTTGAAAAGATGATGAAATTAGGTGGCCTCAAATAAGAGGAATAAATGACCGTTCGCCTCACAAAAAAAGAAATAATGAAAGAGATAGTCAAGTGTGGAAAGACACCTGACTACTTTATCAATACTTACGCAAAGATAACTCATCCTCAAAAAGGTCTAATACCTTTTCACCTTTACGATTTCCAGAAAGAGTTATTGAATAGTTTTCAGGATTATCGTTTCAACATTATTTTGAAAGCACGCCAGCTTGGTATATCAACTATATCAGCAGCTTATGTTGCTTGGTTAATGATGTTTCATCGTGAAAAGAATGTTCTTGTTATCGCAACAAAGTTTAGCACAGCGGCAAACTTGGTAAAAAAAGTTAAATCTATAATAAGAAACTTACCACCTTGGTTAAAAATAGCAAA